GCTTACGCACGCTGTCATCGTACTTATTAAGTTCGTCATCAGTCAGCTCCTTAGGGGGCTCATCCATTGGCTTACGCCCTTGATCTTTAGGCGGGGTGTCATCCACCGTCTCAATTTCAAACTCGGGCTCTGCCTCAACAGCTTTGGCTTTGGTATCTTCGACTTCGTCGGGGAATTTGAATGGCTCCATATATCCTCCTTAAGAAGCACGGGTGATACCGCGTGGGTCTTCAACCACCGCTTCAACCGAGTCATCATTGATGATACGGAATTCACGGCCATGAATTTTCAGGCGTGTACCAGAGTTGGGACGAACAATTACAAAGTCACCTACCTTACAAGATGGCCCATTGGGAAAACGGGTTGCATCTTTATAAGCATCGGGACCCATCTTCACCACGAACAGCACTGGGGTCAGTACTTCTTCATAGTGCATGGATTGGGATGATTTAACAATCCCAATTTCACTGTCTGCAAACTCTTCCATTGCTTCGGGAACGACGCACAGCAGGTGGAATCGCGCAGGTTCAGGTAGTTGCTTTGCCTTTTGCTCAGCGTCTTTATTCAAGATACTGGATAGGTCAATAGCACTTAAATCAAACTCAGTCATCTTCAGCTTCCTTCAATCTTCGCACGAGGTCGGCTATCTCACGTTGAGCAAGGGCAAGACCCCGGATTACCCCGCTCATATTTTGGTACTCACCAAAATCCTTTGCAGTCCCGTCGCCAAGGGGACCGATGTAAGTTTGTTTCAGCTCTTCCAGCTTTTTGGCCAAGTGTTCAAGAATTTGGTCGTTCATTCTTCACCTCCAGCTGGGTTTTGCGTGTTTTGGATTTGCGCGTCCTTCATATCCAAGTTCTTTTGATGCAGTTGTTGCTGGTTAACTAAATTAACCACATGCTTCTGATGCCCTTGTTGGGTCTGAACTTGGTGGTTGTGCACGTTGTGCAGCGCATTAATTACTTGGTTAGAAGATTTCTGGTGCACGTCTTGCTGGTGCTTCTCTTCCTTGTGGCGCAAGTCTTGGAGTTGGCCCAGTGCTGCCATCGTTGGGTTAGGGGCAGCGGCTGTAGTTGCTTGTGCTTGTGCATGGGCTTGGTGCGCTTGAGCTTGGGCCTGTTGAGCCTGAGCCTGCGCACTTGCCATCGCAGCTTGTGACTGCGCTCCAGCCTGTTGAGCCTTAATTTGCAGCTCTTGTTGTTTGATCTGCAGGTCGCCTTGGACTTTTTGTGCTTTAGTCTGGGCTTCTTGTTGCTTGATCTGCAATTCTTGCTGCTGCATTTGGACCAAGGGGTCTTGTTGCTGCTGCTGAGCTTGCTGTTGTGCGGCTTGACCCTTGCTTTGTTGGAGCAACTGCTGTGCGGCCTGAGCCACCAGACGGGACATCTTGACTTCAACCTCGGGAGTGAGCTCAGCATCAGGCTGCGGAAGCGTTGCGCCCAGCTGTTTCTCAATTTCTGTACGGTATTTGAACGCCAAATGCTCTGTAATATGCGCCATTATTGCGGCTTGGATAGCCTGTGCATTGGGATTTTGACCGATTTGCTGGGCTAAAAGCGGGTCCTGCATCATTGACTGGTGAACTGCAATATGCGCGTCTTGGTCCTGATACATGAACGCTTTTACTGGTTTTCCGGTCATTAAAGCCATGTTTTCGCTGATTGGGTCCTTCGGTTTCATGTCGTCAGGCAGCGGAACCAGCTTTTCACCGTTCTTAACACCCAAAACATGGATCATTTGACGGTGTAATTGGGGCAAATCGTAGATTTGTGGGGCTTGTTGGGCCAGCTGCATGACCGCTTGGTACTGCATAATCCGCTGAGCCATGGTCGAGCTGTTGGGATCGCTGACCGGAATTACCGCAACCATGTCGTAATCCGACTGTTTGGCCTTGGCGTCGCCACCTTCTGGGTCGTAGGGGTAGCTTTTTGGCGTATCTTCGCGGATGATTTCCTTCAAAAGCTTGAATTCTTGCTTCATCGCGTAGTGAATACGGGCCTGAACCGCGCTCATGGTCTTGAGTTGGCGTTCCAACAGAGCCATTGTGGTCCCCACGGGGGAGCCAGCACTCATATCAGCCACGTTCAAGTCAGCGGTAGCCCCCAAACGACGGGCTTCGTCCGTAATTTTGTCCAACAACATAGACAAAACTTGGCTTGGCTCCTTGTATGGGAGTGGCATAATGTTGTCACGGATCGAACCAGAAGGCACATCCACGTCCCGGAATTCGCCGGGGGCGATCGGCGTATCGTCACCCTTAACACGCAAGCCGCGTGCTTTCAAACCACCGGGCAAATTGGACAACGTACCAGCGTCAATAAGCTGGCGAATAAGGCTTGTACCCGCACGGGCATAACCACCGATCAAGTGGATGTAACCAAACCCGTATGCACCGAAGCCGGGGATATAGTCGTACTGTACGAAGTGTTCGCGCTTAAGGCACTTGTTGTCGTCAGCGTCCCAGTTGCGGCGGATAGCCAAAACTTTTTGTGAACCCTTGTCAATCGTAATCACATAGGGCAGTGCAACGTCATCTTCCTCGTCATAGCCGGGCAGGTTGTATTCAATGTGCACTTCATAAATTTGATAGCGGTCGTCGTCACTAAGGGAATACCCTTGCTCGTCCGCTTTGCGCTTCTCAACATCAGTGTGCGTCAAGATAGGCTCGCCTAGCTCGATATCACGGTACATACCAGCAGCTTGAAGTTTCTTGACCTCGTTCTTGGTCTTACGCATTATATGCGTAACGCGCTCAGCCGTGCGCACACTTGACGAGCCATAAGGAATAATCAACTCTTCAGCTGGGATGAACAGCGCAACGGGGCGCTCCAGTGACGGGTCAAAGTACACCTTCTTAAAGGCCGAGCCTGCCAAACCCAAATTAAATAACAAGCGCTCGTGCTCTGGTCGGTACTCAACCATCGTCTCCGTCAGCATGAAGTTCATGTCTGCTGCTACACGTTCTGCAGCGTCAGTCTTGTCTGGGGTTTCTTCCCCGATGATTTCGGTCTTGACCGGGCCAGTTGACGGGAACGTCTCAATAATTGTTTCGCTTTGAAACTTGACAGCAGATTCCGTAAGCAGTGTGCTAAAGACTCCGGATGCCCCGTTCCAAGGTTCGGTACGTTCCTCATATCTGACCCCCAGTACGTCAAGCCCTTTGACCAGCATCTCCACCCAGTCCTTGCGGCTATTGATGTCGCTGTCAACCTGCTCAATAATATCTTGCGCTAACGTGGAGAGCTCGCCCTCACTCATTTCTTCTGCAAGGTTTTCGCTGAAGTCAGGGTCTTCCTCGTTACCCGATGGCTCAAGGTCAATAGTTACGTCACCAGTATGCAGATGGACTGCATCAGGGTTTTCAATCTCAATTTCGAGCGCAGGCTCGTCGCCTCCTGCCATGCTAGCTAATCCTTGAGGGGCGGCGTACAAACTCTTTTCCATATTAATCCTTAATAGTAGGCGGGCCTGCGGGCAGGTCGGTAGACCTCATTATCCTCGTGGTCGGTGCGTAAGCGCAACAGGCCACCTTTACGAATCCTCATTAACGCCAGCGTCATCGCGTCAACCTCGTCATCATGCTCGCCAGCAGGAAACGCCAAAATTTCCTCAACTGTAGCCGACGCCCACGCCGTTTCTGGGAACCAAACATGCCCAGAACTAAACATATCTGTGACTGCATTAAGCCGTGCAATCTTATCCTGACCTTTACCGGGGCTGAAGTCCTGCACAAAAATACCGGACCGGCGCATCTCATCTATTAGGGGTTGACCTGACGCCTTGGCTTCCACAATAACACTGTCCGGCTCCCACATCTCATACTGCTCGTGGGCCATCTGCTTCAACTCGGGGTACTCATATTTACCCTTAACTTTATTTAGCAGGATCACGTTCATCGTGTTGTCTTTGTGATGCGTGAATGTCCCCCATGTGTGGCACACGGAAAAGTCTGAGCGCTCTTTAGTAGTTAGCGCCGTATCAAACGCTTGCACAATAAACTCAATCTGCGGCGGCTGGTCGTCCGTCCACCACTTAATCCAGTCCCGTTTAATGATCGCAGCTTCGCTGGCCGTCGGATTCTGCTGGTACTGTGCGTACCACTGCCACATGATGTGGTGCATTGACGCTCGGGTTTGCTGTAGGGCTTCTAGTGTCCATTGCTCCGGCCATATGGACTTTTCTTCTGGCGTGCCTTCATAAAGAATAGCAGGGAACTCAAACGTCTCATACTTATCCCCACCCTCATTCATGGCAGAGTCTTTAATCAAACGCCCAATCAAATCCCGCTGATGCCAGCGTGTATGCAATACACAGATTTTCCCGTCAGGCATTAACCGCGTCCGAAGACCAGCACTGAACCATTCGTAGGTTGAATCTAATGAAGACGTGTTGCCCGCTTTAATGTCCTGCTCAGACAACGGATCGTCCGCAATAATCAGGTGTGCACCCCGACCAGCAAGAGCGCCGCCAACACCAATCGCGAAGTACTCACCACCCTTTGTGGTGTTCCATTGAGCCGCTGCCTTAGCATCTGCAGCAATACTGGTCTCTGGAAAAATGGCGCGATACTCAGGTGTGTTAATTAAGTTGCGGACTTTACGGGCCATGACAACTGCAAGGTCTGCAGTGTGGGACGCCACAATAACCTTGTGGTCGGGGTGCTTACCTAAATACCAAGCTGGGTAGTATATAGAAATCATTTGTGACTTCCCCATACGGGGAGCCATGCTAACTGCAATCCGGTTCTTTATATTTTGCTCAACGTCCATAAGCAACGCGCCTAGACGTTTCAAATGCAAACCAAATTTATAGTTAGGATCAATCGCGGCAATAAACGCCAAAAAATCATTTTGAGCTAGCTCAACCCGCTTGCGCTCTTCCAAGACATCAAACATAGCAAGCAGCTCCGCTGCCTCGTCTGCAGGCAGGGTTTTAACAATCTTCTCGATGAGGTGCTTATCGAGGTTCTGCATCTGTGATTTCGTTCAAGTCCAGCTGGATTGGCTGCACTACACGGGGGGTATCTACGGCTTCCGCCTCAATCACTTTGGTCAGGCGTTCACGCAACAATTGTTCCAGCTCGGCAGTTGGCCGGTGGCGCATCGTAATTTCAGTCTTGTCTGTAAACAACCCAACGTCGCTGATCTTGCCCAGCATTTCCAAAGACTTCAACCTGATCCGTGGGTCAGCATTGTCTGACTCTAATATAAGGCGGTTTGTAATGTACGTCCGCAGTTGGGCAGCAGACTTAATAACGATCTTGTCGTACTCACTCAGTAACGCAGCAAGGTGACTAACCACTCCGGGGCGCGCCAAATCTTCTTCAGTGGGCTTGTGGTTTTTGCCAAATATTTTGCGGGACACTTCAGCATCTTCATCAGATACTGCATCAGGCAGGGAATTGGTTTCCGCTAAAGAATTAACTGCAGCAAATATACGATTGTCCAGCGACTCAAAGGTCGGGGCAAAGTCCGCAATCAGGATGTCGTTGTCTATAGCAGGTTGGTACATGGCGAGTTAAGCAGCCGAGTTGGGGCGAGTATATAGTAATTTTTTGGCATGTGTGTTTTATTTTTGATGGGGGGTGTTTTTTAGGGAAGGGGGGTAGTGTATAAGATTGGTATAATAACTTGGTGGGGTAGAGGTGGTTG